AAATAATTGGCAAGCTTCGGCTGCCATATTTAAGGAGGTCCTATGGCCAAACATAGTGTATCGCAACAGGAAGTTGCTGTAAAGAGCGGAAGCTCAGATGCGCCAACCCCTAATCCGCACCGTGGTAAGTCGGATAATAAACAGGGTGGCACATTCCTCACAGAAAGCGAAGCGCTTCAACGCGTCGTACCCTCATTGCGCAAAAGCCGCCAACTTGTAGAGGTAAACAAGTTAAGAACTGTGCCGTCGTGGATGAATAATCTGAGAAGATGGCTTGTGCGAGAGGAGAGAGGAAGTTTCGATGAACACCGATCGCCCTTTCTTAAGAACCTATCATTCGAACAGATCGCCAATCTGGTGATGGGCATTGTTAAGAAGAACGGTGTGAAAACCCAACACTATTACTCTAGCGTTCCTAATTTCGCTAAAGTATTAGAGTCCGTGGAGGATCATCAGTCCCACAAGATAGCACCGAGAGGTTGCTTCCCTCCGTGGCATGTTTGGGGCGACCCGAAAGTTGAAGAGGTATTCTCCGATAAGGTTGTGCCAAAAGGCTTTAATAAAGCCGCTTTCGCGAAAGCGTTAAGAGATCTCACTAACCTGTCGCCCAATAGGTTTATTACTTGGGACTCAAACGGTTGGAAGGATGGACTTAAGACGGCAAGCGCCGGCGACGTCAATCAAAATTCCCTGGACACATCGACCAACTCTTGTTTTCCAAATTGTGTTCGAGGGTGGTTCCATGCTATATGGGATCGAACCGTTTCAATCGCACAAAGGGCAGTCCAGATGTTTATTACATCTGATGCGCGTTATATCTGGAAGATCGCCGAGAAAGCGAAAACAGTGGATGAAATAGTATCAAATCTGGAAAGATACTACACTGCGATCGCCAACCAGAGAACTAACGTAGGGTCTGATTATGAAAAGACCAAAGATAATACCTATCGCGGTAAATTAATGTCAAAGTTGCGAGTCGTCATCGCTATGCCAAAGATCGACACTGTTATTGGCAAGTGGTTCGCTAATAGGCTATTAGCGTTCGTCAAACGCATAGTTAATCCTGATGGCACTCATCCTTTCTGCGCGTTGACTACGCCAGAGGAAGTGGCTAAGAACATGCAAGTGTGTCTGGAAACAGCGCATAAGCATAAACTGATTCCAGTAGGTACCGACTTCTCCGGATTTGATACCTCAATAGCGCCATGGTACGCAATGGCGGTTGCGCAAGCCATAACGCCTTGGATGGATCAGCGCTCGGCTAGATTATGGTTGGCTCTCATTACGTGCGAGTTTTATAGAACTGACTGTATTACACCGACAGCTTATTATCCGAAAGGACCTTCCAAGATGAAGTCAGGTTCAATATTCACCAACTTAATGGACTCATTAATTAATTTCGTATCGCAAAGGTATGGACTGTATGCTGGTTATTATAAAAGTATCCTATGCCAATTTGTACAGGGCGATGATGCAATCCTATTGGGTGAAGGGATCACCCCAGAATCTTTTGAGAAGTGCGTTGCTGAGCAAGGATTCGAAGGGAATGCAGATAAGCAGTACTATGAAGATGGATCAGTTTCATTTTGCCAGTTAGTACATGTCCGCGGCTATCCTGGAGGTATTTATCCTATCTCTAGGGCAATGGCTTCTGTTGTTTCCACTGAAGACGACGTTCAAATGGACAGAGAAGACCATGCAAATTTCAAATACGTCGAAACATTCCGTACGTTGAACAGGCTTAACAATGCGTGCTTCAACCCCAACTGGGTCGACATCGTCAAGGTCATTGCCGATGATGATGAATTGCATTTGGGAAAAGATTTACCACCGCAGCAACTGGCTAGGCTGGCCGGAACATATGCTAAGCGATTTGAAGTCGAATCTAAGACTTTAAAACCTTGGAAGTCTCAAGGTGCTAAACTTGGGTTCAGCGCATTGCCAATTAACAGGGTGCTCAGGGGAGATTTGCCACCAACCCCGGGTATTAAACTCTTCGAAT